CCGCCGGTATCAGCACTCCGCTGACATCCACCATTCTGGAGTTTTACTGATGAGCAAGAAAAAAGGGAAAACACCGCGACCAGCGGCAAAAACAATGACCGCCAGCGCCCCGAAAATGGAGGCATTCACCTTTGGCGAGCCGGTGCCGGTACTCGACCGCCGTGACATTCTGGATTACGTCGAGTGCATCAGTAACGGCAGATGGTATGAGCCACCAGTCAGCTTTACCGGGCTGGCAAAAAGCCTTCGTGCTGCCGTGCATCACAGCTCCCCGATTTACGTCAAACGTAATATTCTGGCCTCAACGTTTATCCCGCACCCGTGGCTTTCGCAACAGGATTTCAGCCGCTTTGTGCTGGATTTTCTGGTGTTCGGTAATGCGTTTCTGGAAAAGCGATACAGCACCACCGGTAAGGTCATCAGACTGGAAACCTCACCGGCAAAATATACCCGCCGTGGTGTGGAGGAGGATGTTTACTGGTGGGTACCGTCCTTCAACGAGCCGACACCTTTCACGCCCGGCTCCGTATTTCACCTGCTGGAGCCCGATATTAATCAGGAGCTGTACGGCCTGCCGGAATATCTCAGCGCCCTTAACTCTGCCTGGCTGAATGAATCGGCCACGCTGTTCCGCCGCAAGTATTACGAAAACGGCGCACATGCCGGATACATCATGTACGTCACCGATGCCGTGCAGGATCGCAACGATATCGAAATGCTTCGCGAAAACATGGTGAAGTCGAAAGGCCGCAACAACTTTAAAAATCTGTTTCTCTATGCACCACAGGGAAAAGCCGACGGCATCAAAATTATCCCGCTCAGTGAAGTGGCAACGAAGGACGATTTTTTTAATATCAAAAAAGCCAGCGCCGCTGACCTGCTGGACGCACACCGCATCCCCTTTCAGTTGATGGGCGGCAAGCCGGAGAACGTCGGGTCGCTGGGTGATATTGAGAAAGTGGCAAAGGTCTTTGTCCGCAATGAGCTTATCCCGTTACAGGACAGGATCCGCGAGATAAACGGCTGGCTCGGTCAGGAGGTCATCCGCTTTAAAAACTACTCACTGGACACTGACAACGGCTGAACATCGCCGCCTGCGGGCGGCTTTTTTACACCCCGCCATCACGCCCTCACACGCTCATCACCGCACAAAAAATCCCGCAGACACACCAACGCCCCGGCGCACAATCTAAACGCCATCACGACGCGCTCAGACGCTGAAAAAATAAAATCAGCACCACCGCCAGCGCGCAGTGCTTTCCCCGCCTCGCCCGCCCGCTTCATGGGGCGGTTTTAATGCAGTTGCATAGATACTATGGATCCGCACCAGTCCTGACCGCACGCAGCCTGAACGGACATCCCCGACGCATGCAAAAACATTCACTTGTTGCATGCAACGGCTTATTTAATGACAAACCAACTTAAATTTACAAAATCCACAGGTATGGATACTTTGCGAACATGATAGGCTTACGAGAATTATCGTGCCTGTTTTTGAACGGAGAAAGTTATGCAAGGCGAAGTTGACGAACAGCAACCAAATGAGATTATTTCGGAGTTTGGATACTATCCAGTAGAAGTTAACATTGAGACTGAACAATTTTCTTTGCGTACTTTACCCGGTCTTATTGAGAAAGTGGAACGTATTAACAATGATAAAAACGTTGTTAATGGTTGGATATACCCTGGGAATCGAAAGGTATATAACCTTAATGGTGACTCATGCACAATGCCTTATAGTTACCGAGTATTCGGCATGCCCAAAACGCACACACTAAAATTAAAAAACACATCCTCGTTAGAAACTCTCAACTTTGTTGTGTGGTGCCTCTCTTTTTTCAAGGGTATAAGATTGACAACCACTGACGCTGGTTTTCTTGATGCAACCACTATCAAGCCCACTAAGTTAACCGATTTTATTCTCGTTGGATGCTCTGAAAAAGAAGTCATAGAACTGGCTCTTAATTATATAACTAACAAACAAAAGGATGCGCACTCCCCCAAAAGAATTGCGGCAGTGGTGCATGCGCTATTCTTATCTCAAAACCCACAATACCTTCCTTTTGAAAAATTCCAGTACCTTTACATGGCACTTGATGGTTGCTTTGCTTTATCGTGGGCTGAGCATGACAAGGCTCCTGATAAAACCCAGCCAAATCATTCCAAGCGATTAAAGTGGATGTGCAGAATTTATGGGTTATCAATCCCCACATGGGTATCAGGCAAAAAAAACATTTCTGGCATCCGCAATGATAATTTTCATGAGGCTATTTTTTTTGGCCAACCACTTGGTTTTTCCAGTGTTAACAACAATCAATATGGTAACGATATATTACTGCAAATGCAGAAACTCGTTTGTCGCCTATTAGCGGCAATACTGTCGGTTAATGATTGCGGTTATCTCAAATCTTCGGTCAACTCACGAGAGTACCATTCATTAAAATTAACTTAATGCTAACGCCTCACTTCGTTCGTTGTTCAACCCCGCCAGCACTGAAAACATGTTTCATTGCTGGCGGGGTTCTCTATCGTCTGCGTGGTGGCGGCGCAAGGCTGGACTGACCGATATAGTTAAGCTGTTCGTAATTATCCCTGACTATTTCGGCACACCCGACTAGCTCATCGGGCGTCAGATTTTCGTTGACCATAATCTGCTGTAAACGGTGAACAATGGCCATCAACCTGACACTTTTGGTGTTATATGTGGTATCTCACATGAGATTACTGACCAAGGTGCATCTTGGTTGACTCATTTCATATCCATCCACACCACTACATCTTTATTGCATATTTATTAAAAGACGCCCAGTTCAACAAAAAAACATTATTCATATACCATTCAATATAATTTTTATTTTTAGATTGACTGTCAAGTAGCACACAAACATCAACCTGTTTATCAATCAATTTTGCAATATAAACCACAAACTCAACACTCGAATATCTCTTTGTGCCTAGCAAATATAATATTTCATCTGACAAATAATTAAACTCATGTGAAAAGACATTATCATTTAACAAAATCAATCCGCCAATCGAGTCATTTAAATCCAAAACATCCTTTGTTGCATTTATTTGCTTATTAGCTTCTTTAACTACCTTTGTTTTAATATTTTCATAAGCAAAGTTCATTATATCATTTCTAAATCGCTTTGAGTCTGGGTGTCTTTTTATCAACTCTTCTAAATGAATAGCACCATGCCAGTTTTTTGCAAGCCAACTATCAGTTTTAACCAACTCATTCAATTTATCATTGACATTCTTGACCCTGTCAGAAAAAAGACTTTTCATCTCCAAAATTATCTTTTTATTATCAATAAGATAATCTGCCATCTTGCGATTCTGACCATCCTTCATCCGGAACTTATGATGAATATCATCAATAGAAATCCCTTTTTCATGCTCAACAATGAATCTCTTAACATTGTTTTCTAATTCGCTGTATTGTTTCATACTTTCCCCCGTGAATTTTATTGTGATTCACTTACGTGGACGACACAGCATACCACTTTTACTCTCTGCTATTTCCAGTAAATCAATGGAGAATGACTCCTCGTGCAAAACTCCTTCTTTATCATGCCAAATACATTTAGCATGAGTCTCAGTAGAGTCAGATACAGTCATTTTAAATCCACCGCTTTTCAAACAAACAACATCTGCAGGCTTTAACATTTTTGTCTCCAACATTTTTAAGTAATGCATTATAACATAATGATATTGACGTAGATTTAATGCATGCAACCATATAAAAAACAATCAATTACAGTCAAAACTGCTTAATACTGTATAGATGAGATCATTACTCAAATTGATGCCAGAATCCCGGCCACTCATCAGCGACCGGATACGTGAATTTTTTCCCGTCATAATTTACGGTCGCGCCACGCGCCAGCGCCTCAAGCTCCCATCGCTGCGGCCTGATACCGTTCTGAGCAAGGTCAACGCGGATACGGGTGATTTGCAATCGTTCAGACCGGCTCAGTCTGGCCGATGGTGCAATTTCATGCGGTTTTAACGGGCTTCCGTTTCTTTGTTGACGATTTGGCGTTCTCAGCCCGTGTTTTAATGCGCCCCT